GGGTGCAGTAAAGAAACCTCTTAAAAAAATAGAACGTGCTGTTAAAAAGCAAACACGAAAAGTTAGTTATGCTGTTCAAGGTGGTAAAGAAAAAGCACGTGGTGACACACCTACTGCACAAACTGCTGCACCATCCACTGCTGCTGCTAGAGACATGGGTGAAGAAATGGAAGCAGTAGTAGAAACAGAAGGCGCAGTAATGAAGAAAAGACGTAAAGGCAAGAAAGCCTTGGTCACTCAGACGGCTGCTGCTAACGTAGGTGGTGAGGGTGGCTCAGGGTTGAACATCCCTGTCGTATAGGAGATCAGTATGGGTGCTTTAACATGGAACACTGGCGAAGCTAAGAAACTCATGGGCAGAGATGCTGATGATGAGGAAGAAATGCTAGCCGAACCTACTGACATGATGCCTGATACTACTTCATCTGCTCCTACTATTGAACAGAGTGAGCGTATGAAAAAGTATAAAAGCAAGATTATTGTATAAGGAATAACACATGGAACAAGATGTAGGTACAGTAGCTAAACGCTACAGCCAACTAGAAAGTGAACGAGACACGTTCCTAGAACGAGGGCGAGAAGCAGCAAGGCTTACTATTCCTACTCTTTTACCAGAGGAAGGTCATAGTAGTTCTTCTATCTATGCCACACCTTATCAGGGTATTGGAGCAAGAGGCGTAAACAACCTAGCATCAAAGCTATTGCTTGCCCTACTACCACCAAACAGTCCATTCTTTAGGCTGACTATTGATGACTTTGACCTGCAACAATTAGCAGGTGACAATCGTGGTCAGGTAGAAGAAGGACTTGCACGTATTGAACGTGCTGCCATGCAAGAGATTGAAGGTAAGTCTATTCGTGTGCCTGTATTTGAGGCACTGAAGCTACTTATCGTTACTGGTAATGCCCTTGTTTACATGCCCAAAGAAGGTGGAATGAAAGTATTCCGTCCTGACCGTTACTGCACTAAGCGTGACGCTATGGGCAACGTACTAGAGATTATTACCAAGGAGTCTATGGCTCCATCTACACTACCTGATGAAGTGAAGGACATGATCCCACCATCAGATACTCCTGTTAAGAGCTACGACTTGTACACATGCCTCAAGCGTGTGGATAACAGGTATGAAGTCATGCAGGAAGTGGCTGGTATTACTATTGAGAAGACTAAGGGTAAGTTTAAGCTAGACCAAAGCCCCTTTATTCCACTACGGTTCATCCGTATTGACGGTGAGGACTATGGGCGTGGCTTTATTGAGGAATACATTGGCGATCTACGCAGTCTTGAGGCTTTAACTAAAGCTATTGTACAGGGCAGCGCAGCATCAGCTAAGGTATTATTCCTTGTACGGCCTAATGGTACTACAAAGACTAAAGACCTAGCTGCTGCACCTAATGGTGCGTTCCTACAGGGTGACAGTAACGATGTGTCTACCCTACAGGTAGCCAAAGGTGGTGACTTCCGTGTTGCACTAGAGACTATGCGTATGATTAACGATAGACTTGGTGCTGCCTTCCTGCTAAACTCCTCTGTACAACGTGCAGCGGAGCGTGTAACAGCAGAAGAAGTACGCTTCATGGCACAGGAACTAGAGACAGCCCTTGGTGGTGTGTACTCTATTCTATCTCAGGAGTTTCAGCTACCACTAATTAACCTACTGCTTGAGTCATTAACTAAGCAGGGTAAGATGCCACGTATGCCTAAGGAAAGTGTCAAGCCTACTGTTGTTACAGGTATTGAGGCACTAGGACGTGGACAGGACTTGAATAAACTAGCATCTTTCTTACAATATCTTCAACCGCTGGGGCCAGAAGTTATTCAGAGTGAGATGAACTTAGGTGATTACATTGATCGCCTAGCTGCATCACTTGGTATTGATACCTCAGGACTCATTAAGTCACCTGAGCAGAAACAACAGGAACAGATGATGCAACAACAAGCGCAACAAGAACAGATGGAAGCCCAAGCAGCTATGCAGATGGCACAGAGTGCTGCTCCGCAACTAGCTAAAGGGGCTGTAGAAGGTTAGGAAAATACATGGCAGACAGTATTAACACTTATCAAGAAGAACCTGCTGAGTCACAAGAGCATATTGATGCTATGCTGGCTAAAGTAGAAGGTAGTCAACAAGACCCTGAACGTCCTGAATGGTTACCCGAAAAGTTCAATTCAGTTGAGGATATGGCTAAAGCATACTCTGCATTAGAGAGTAAGCTAGGCCAACCTCAGCGGGAAGAAGAGTCAGAGGTAACAGAAGAACAGGTAGCAGACGCTTCCCCTTCTGATATTGCTGATGCACTAGATGCAAACGGCCTAGACTTTGATGCGTTCCAGCAGGAATACGAAGAGCTAGGTGGACTAACTGAAGATGCTTATGCGGCACTAGCTGAGGCTGGTTTCTCAAAGGCAGTAGTAGATTCATGGATTGATGGACAGAACGCACTGTCTCAACAAGTCCAGTCAAGTATGTACAACCTAGTAGGTGGTGCAGAACAGTATCAAGAACTCGTACAGTGGGCAGCAGATAACCTACCCGCTGACGAGATTGATGCCTTTAACTCAACAATGGGATCGCGCGACACTAACATGATTAAGTTGGCGATCCAAGGTCTTAATGCTCGTTATCGTTCTGAGGCAGAACCTCGTCTCCTTTCTGGACAGACAAGTTCTGTGTCCTCTGGCGGGAAGTTTGAAAGCAATGCAGAATTAACTGCTGCTATGCGTGACCCCAGATACGAGAAAGACCCCGCCTACAGACAGCAGGTTGCCAATAAGTTAGCCAAGTCTAGTCTGTTCTAACATTGTTGCATGGGGTTGGGGGAATTGTATAAGAGTTCCCCCTTCCTTCTAGTTACATTACGGTGTATCTAGAAGGGATAACATCCCTAACACGAAGCTAAACATAACAAACGATTACCCCTGACCCCTTGCGAGGGACAATCTTGGAGAAAGGATGTAGTGTAATGCAGAGTGTA